TAAGCGCGTAAGCGGTATTTGGCGAGCGCTATACGCTGCGCGATAATTTGGTGGGAGAGCGAGATCCGATACCGCTACGTTTGGCGGCCTTGTGCCGACCACCAGCCGAGTGAGATCCGGTCTCACTGACAAAATCTGAGATCGTCCCGCTCGCTCTCGTAATCCTCCATGGCCTGATGTAGGACGTTATCGGGAGGCAAGGCGCGCAGTGCTTGCGAGATTTTCTTCAGCGTCGCCTCGTCGTAGGCGACCGGTTTGGGGCATTTGCAGGAGGCATCGCGTTGAGCGCTACAGCCAATCAAAGAGAAAACTGCAATGATCACCAGGGCACGGATCTCCCCTCCCGGTAACCTCCACATATCACGCTCCTGCTATGCACGCGGTATACGCCACAACCGATATCTCGCACATCTCGCCGTGATATCAGAGCAGCGGTTTTTTCCACCAAGCATTTAGATCCGCGGTCGTGCCGGCGAATCGGCTGCGATCGCATCGTCCGAGCCCCGGGACCGGCACCGCATCCGGACCGATCGTACCGTCGGTGTGCTGCCACAGCGTCCATTTCGACCAGCCAAGCGGACAAACCGGCCGCGCGTTGTAGGCCGGCAACCACAGCGGACAGCGCGACAAGACGCTATTCGGAAGTCCGGTGCCTCGTTGGTCAGGACCATAGCGGTTAATGTAAATCAGCGGCATGGAGCCGGTCGCCATGTTCAGGCGGCCCGCAGCTTCCGCCGCTTGCGCGACAGTCACTGTGCCGCCGATCGCGTTCGGTTCGGCATCGAGTGCCAGCACGGAACAGCCCCCCGCCACGGATAAAAAGTTCTCGACCTGGGACTCGGGCGGCGAATCATCAAGGAAGTGATAGGCTCCCACCAGCAGCCCGGCTGCGGTGGCGGCTGCGAGCCGCTGAGCGAAGGCGACATCGATCCAATCCGCGCCCTGGGTGGCCTTCAGTATCGCTGCGACGATTCCGGCCGATTTGGCTCGCGCGAAGTCGACCGGCGCCTGCCAATGGCTGAGATCGATCACCACATCGGAGGTGACGGGTGGGTTGTAGGGGGAAGATCGCGGCGGCACCGCTTGCCGCTCGCCGTCAACGGACAACCAGCTCATTGATGAAAAAGCCCCAAAATTGCCTGTTTGAACTGCGCCAAAGCGGTAGCCGCCGCGACGATGCCTCCCCCGAGCCAGAGCGCCGCTCGCAGGCTAAAGCGGCCGCGATCCGCGACCATCACCAGGTCTTCGACCTGATCGACCAGCCCTCTGCGGCCCTTGCCATCACCATGTAGAGCATGATGGATTTCCTCGATGTCACGCCGGATCAGCGCGAGCTGCGTCTCGACCGGATACGAGACCTCGCGGTTATTCGCCGGCGCCATCGAGCATCTCACATCCCCCTGATCTGCCGGGGGCTCGCCTGCGGGAAATACGGCCACGTCTCGACGCGCGGGTCATCTTCTACGTCCAACGATCCGGATCCCGCGCGGGCCGAAGCTCAATGTTTTGGTTTCGCTGCCGACTTGCATGCAGCACTCTCCAGTCGCCTCGTCGGCGGTGATGATTTCACCAGGCACGTCGGTGTAGTTGTCCGTGCGGACGATCTTCCAACGCCGTTTATCTTCGGTGCTGTGCCACGACTCGAGCTTCATTACGAGATTCCCAGGATGGTCCAAGCCAGATTTGCCAGAGTGACATCGGGTGCGGCGGGCGCGACCAAAGTCAGGACGTCGCCGGCACTGAACGCGGTCGCTGAGCTCATGGTGAATGTGGCCGTCATAGCCGCTGCAGCGAAAACCATGGTTCCGACATTCGTGCTGTTTTTCCGGATGATGAATGTCGTCGTCGCGGTAGCTGCCGTTGCAGCGGTTCCTCGACTGCCGGCTACGCCGGCTGGGACGGTCGCCGAAGCAGCGAATACGTAGCTTTGCAGAACCAGGTTAGCCGTCGGTTTTCCGCCAAACGAGCCAGTGACGATAATCGAAGAGCTCTGACCCGACCCTTTGATCGTATAGGTATATGCCGGAAGCGACGCTAAGCTCTGCAGGCCCCCGCCGACGATATTCATCGACGCAAATTTCAGATAGACCGTTTGACCGATTAGGCTATTGGGATAGGCAAAGCGGCCGACAGACCCGTCGAGCCTGGCAAATTGCGTCCCGGATGGATGATTGCCAATCGCGGTGCCATAGGCGCCGCGGTAAAGATTGGTCAGGCTGTACTGGTTGGCCGCGGTGAGTATTGCGGTTTGGTAGGCCAGCAGCTCACCATCAACGTAGCAGAGTGTAACGAGATTGGCTGCATCGGCCGCGGATACAGAGGCAAGCTGACCCTGGCTTTCGGTCAGGTCGATCGCGAGCGCGTTCGAAGCATCCGGCGAGGAATGCGGCGGCAAATCCATCGTCAGCAGGCCTTGCGCGGCCGGCGAATTCACGGTTCCCATCAGCGCGTAAGAGTCGCCGTCAGTGGAGATCCACACCTGGGCTCCACCCCAACCGGGGCCGCCCGACAGCGCAACCCAAATTTCCAGTGCTCCGGTCAGCAGCGCCGCTGGAGGCTCGAAGATGATCGGCGGATTGACGTCACCCGGAGACGAACTCCAATTCGGCACGTAGCCCGCGCCAGACTGCTTTGGATAGACCACCGCCGTGGAATAGCCGCCGAAGAAATCCTCTGCCGTGATCGAAAGCGTACCTTCCTCGTCTTCTTCTACAGACGTAATGCGAACCGTCAACGCCGAAGCACCGAGTCTCGGATCGTTGATCTGGACGAGATCCATCGGCTCGAGCAGGCAATATTTCCAGCCCAGTTTGAACTGATAGGCGTTGCGGAACAGCTGAGCACGCTGGAGCAGAAGCTGCGCGACAAGTGGTCCTACATTGACGGGGTCGACAATCGCTCGCGCCTTGATCGAGCTGTCCCGGCGCACGCCGTAAAGCTCGATTGCCGCCTGGTCGAACGCTTCTACGATCGCCGTGTTGTAATTGTTGGAACGATCCAGACACTCCAATTGGATCGAGTTGTTGGCATCCGCGGGTGTGGACCGTAGTACGCGAACGGGGTCGTCGCTGAACCCTCCGGTGATCGGCCCCGAGCCGGTCCGCAACGCGGTGCCGCCGGGCGTCAATCCTGACCCGGTCCCAACACTCGATTCCTGGGCGATAAAATCGTCGTCATCCAGACTGTAGATCGGCGTCGTGTCGGGGGTATAAACGGTACCGTTGCCGGTGACAGGTTGATCGCCATACGGAATGATCTTCAGCAACCCGCCCGACCAAACAATTGCGCTGTTCGTGAGTTTGGCAATATCTCCGAGGCACTGTTGTGCCTCTTGCTGTGTATCCAGAGCCGGCGACAACAATAGACCGAGGGCTTGGCAGTAAGCCGAATAGAGACTGAGGTCACCGAGGTTGGCGGCGGGGAAACCGGTCCCATAACGCGGATTGGTGAGGAAATCTGAGACGATCGCAGCCGGGTTTGCGTCTTGACCGTTGGTGCCGCTCAACGACAGCAGGCCTTGCACCTCGAATGAGAAATTTGGCAGGGTGGCTGTATTGCCCATCGCGAAATTATTGGCGACAATTATCGCGGTCCCGGAATATCCAAGCGCTTTTGCCGGGTGATAGGTCTGCCAGTAAGGATCTACGGCTTGACCGTCATTGCCAAGGTAAACCGCGGCCGGCAACGACGAGAGCGCCCCGATGTTCTTATCCCACCATACTGTTGAGATGCCGGCGATCGGCCCCTGACAGAGCCCCATGATCACCGATGCACTGTATTTGTATTGCTGCCCGCCCCCTTTTCCACCTCCGCCGCCCTTGCCTGCGCCTTGCCGGTTCGACGGGACGGCTTTGAAATCGTCATAATCGATCAGATTCGGCGAGACCCGGGTAGTGCCATAAACCAGCGGGATGACGCCCCCGCTTTGGGAAGTCTGGAACTGTAGCGAGCCCACCGCCTTCTGCTGCTTGGCGTTTGATGCGCCGCTCAGAATTCCGCCCATGGTCGCCGTGATTAAGCTGTTTGAAATGGGTCGAAGAAGCGTACCTGGCGCCCGCTCAGCGGCGCCTGCTGCGCATCCGCAAAGACAACTCCGGCGTCGCACCAGGCATGAATTACCTGCGGCCAGGCGGTCACGATTGCGCCATGCGCGAAGCAGCGACCAAACTTGAAGACGGCCACGTCACCTCTCCGCGGTGGCCCGTCGATCTCGCGCGCGTAGCGCATCAACCCTTGCAGATAGCGCTCAGCGTCGCGATGCAAATTCCAATCGGGAGGATAAAATGGCACCTCGACATGGGCGATCACACCGGCTGCCTCATAGACCTCGGCGAGAAGCATCAGGCAATCGGTGCCGCCGCCCTTGATCCGGCCCATATGATGGTAACGTGTGCGCAGCCAGGTTTCGGCCTCGACAAGCACGCGCTGGCGTTGGTTCATACCGCCGTCTCCGGCGTCGGGATATTGGGAAAGCCGCCGAAATGGATGGCGTTATTAAACACATTCGTGCAGGTCGACACTGTGCGGTCGCAACCCGGCAGCAGCTGGAATTGGTCGCCTGGCGATATCGGTGAAAGGAAGGCCAGTTTCACATAAACCCAGCCGCCACTCATGCTTGCAACAGTGCGGCTCGATCCGGCGTTTGCACCAGTCACGCCAATGAGGCTTCCTTGGATGTAAAGGCTCGGCGGGGACGGGGTGACCGAAGTGGCGATTTGCACCGGGGTCGAGCCCGGCCCCGCCGGGAAGATCGCTTGCATGCTCGATCGGTCGAACTGGCACATCGCATCGCCGAATGCGTGAGTACAAGACGCTTGCCACAGACGCCGTGGCATCTGAATGTTGAGCAGCTCGAGATGCGAGCGGCACTTGAGGTCGACACCAGTGCGGGTGCATTCGATATCGGAGATGCGCCCGGCGAAAAGGATGACCGTTCCTGGACTCGTATCACCGTAACTCGGCATGAAGGCTCGCTCGAGCTGTAGTAGAGCGCCGTCGAGCTGGCCCTGCCATGCTGCTTGCAGAAACGGCACGCCGCCGACCAGGTCGGTCGGCTCGGTATAGATCCTGACCTCGAGCTCGTCGACCTGCGTGCCGATGACGACCTTGGTCTTCGAGCGCTCGAATTTGGGACCCAGCGCAAACGTATACCCATTGGCGGAGAGCGCCGTCGGTGCCGCCGAATACCGCAGTACCGAGCCTCCGACGAGAGTGATCGTGTAGAGGTCCGCCATCACGAACTGGCCGGCGCCTGCAAGCAGCGCGATCAGCTCCGGGCTCGCCGTCTTCATGAACGCACCGAGATAAACGTCAGCTTCTTCAGCCGCCACAGTCGGAACATGAAATTCTCGAAATCGTATTTATCGTCTGTGAAGCGGCAGCGGAAGTAATAGGTGAAATCGGCAGTAATGCTCAGGCCGCCGCCTGGAACCGCCTCAAATGTCACAAGGCCCGTTGCCGGATCGACACTGTAGCTCGCCGGGTCTTGCGTGATCCCATTGAGGTAGATCGCGCTCAGGAGGTTCGGCGCTGTGATCGGCTCCAGAAAACCGCCACCGGACAGAGCTCCTCCCATTGTGCGCTGAAGTTGGAAGACTGTTGTGCTGGCATCGCCAGTACCGATCACCTGCCCCGCGACTTTCCAGTCACTAGGGTCCTGAAACAGGAATGTACCAAAGGCGCCCTGGCATTGCATAAAGAACCCGAGTAAGGTCCGCAGCTCGTCGTACCCCATCACCGGGTCGTCGCGCAAAAAATCGTAGACCAATGCGAATTGCCACAGCGGATAAGGGTAGTCGAGCGCTCGCAATTCGCGCCCCGAGACCGCGCGTTGAATGCGCGTCTGAAAAGTCGGAGTTTTGGTGACGCTCCAGGCGAGGCCAGGTAGCGCCGGGAAAATCAAGGGCATCACGAGGTCCGCAGCATTGAGCCGTTGCGCATCGCCTTATTGAGTGCGCCGACCAGGAGGCTGCCATTGCTCTGGAAAAATCGCCGCACGTCTTGACTGTCGATCGCCGAGATATTGACCACCACCGGGGTCGCTCCAGCCCCGCCTCCGCCATTATTGGAAATCATGTTCTGCAGACCCTGGCTGATACCTGCCGGCAATATCATCTCATTCTGCTGCACCATGGCGAGCTGATCGGATGGCACCACCCAACCGCCCGCCGCGGATGCAATTCCGCTGGCGGCGACCATCACGGTGGCTTCCCCGGCAGCGGCCGGCCCAGCTGCGGCCGGCCCCATCATCGGCGCGAGGAACGCGAAAATACCCGAGAAGGCCTGAGCGGAATCGGTCATGATGCTTTTGACTGCATTGGCCGCCTTGATCGCCAGCCCAGCCGCCATTCCCTCGCCTTCGGCTGCGGTGCGAGCCGCCGCGCCCGCTTCGGTCGCGGTCGTCATCGCGAGCTCGCTGGCGATCCAGTTGGTCGCCATCTTGACGCCGAGGTTGACAAATTCCGCGAGGATCGACTGCGCGATGTTGCCCACCGCTTTTTG